GCCCGCCTGGCCGACCATATGCTCTCAGCGAGCCCTATCCCGGCCCCTATAATCGCTCCAGGAGGCCCGGCGACCGAGAACCCTGCCAAACCTCCGGCCGCCGCGCTCTTCGCGCTGTGCGCCCGGCTAACCCACGGAGCCTGCCTATTACCGGTCGCCATCAAAACCGCCCACCAAGACCCGGAATCGAAAACATCGGCAGCGGCCGGACCCACCGACACTTAAACGCACTATCGAACAGAATCTCCTGATTCAAAAACGCAGCTACCTGCAACACACGATCCAGCGGCGGATCATCTACCAGCCACGTCGTATTCAACACCGGCCGTGCCGTCCAATTCGGCGCAAAATGCCACATATCCAACGGCGTCCCCGCCATAGACGAGAACTGACCCGTTACCATTCCAGGCTTCCAACGATACTCTGCCCAACGCTCTTGATAGCCCCACACCGTTGTCTCATCCGCCGCATTCCCGTCTACCCAGATCTCCCGTGAAAGAATGGGCTGCTCCGCCAAATGCGCCCACGCCGGGAAATAGTGATCGAACACAGTACGACGGAACCACATACGATTGACGCCACGCTGATACGTCATGTCCGTTCGGACGTTCACCAATCCGATAATCCAGCCATGTTCAGTGAACGACGCTGAAAACCCGTGATCACTGGCAACCGCAGTAGCAATACCCGCTTGTTCACCGAGAAAGTTAGTCCCTGTCGTTTCCGACGTCTGTGCCACCGGAGCGATATGGACCATGGTTCGACCACCACCCAAATATTCAGGCCTTTGCAGACGCGAATCCGGAGATACCACACCAAAATGGGCCCTAACAAGCTCCGCGTAACGAGAACCTCCGCGCGCATTCCGCTCCATAAAGAGCTGGCACTGGTTGGCCGTCCGTATATCTGAAATGAAGACGCGCACGTCAGGATAATCGTTCGCCGGAGACGCTCTAATTCGGATATCTGCGACTGCATCACTATAATACTCCTGGTAAGCCGTCGTACGGTTCCCCGACTCCGCCAAATTCGCCGGACCCACAATCGGACCCAACGCCGTAACACCAATACCCGACACCGGCGCTCCGGCTCCACCGCTCGTCTGACCCGTCATCTCCATCGTTGTCGTACCCATATCAAACCCAGGAGGCGACAAGATCGGAGAACTCGGCGTAATTGCCGACATAGACGGTTTCTGCGGCCACGGCCGAGCGGTCGAAAAATAGTCGTGCCGACGACGCCGGAACTGCAGAGCGTAGTCACCTACTGCATCCGGACCGTCATCCGTATCAGCTGAGATCAGATTGTCGATATCTTGATCCCGGAACCAATCGTTGAAAATCTGCGCATACGCCCGCAGAGGCATCGCCGAAACTGAATACGTCTGACCTACCGCTGGGTCGATAAGACCCATACTATTGTAAATCGTACCCGGGATCGCCGTCGCATTTGCGATCACCACCTGAGGCACCAAGAACGCCGTCGAATCACCTGGCGACACCTGCTCACCCATGAATCGTTCCCAATTCGCCCAAAGAATACGATTCGGACAATAAAAAAAGAACGACTCCAGCCACAGATTATCCATAGGAGGGACAATCGGCGTCGCCAACCGAGCGAACGCATCCATCGACAACCGCAACGAGTCTCCCGGTAACACTTCGTCCACATACACCGGAACTAGAAGACCACCCTGGAAGGTGGTCTTATGCGAGAACTTAATGTCAATCGCACTACGCGGCACATCGTTACGCGGAACCATCGAAAACCGACTCGGGTCCACCGTCCTAGTTGGCATCGCGCACCATCCTCGCCGGCTCCGCCTGCAGCAGCTCGGCAACCTCACACACGAGCACCACAGGCGTATATCCCGAAATGAAACCACTTGACGAGTCGAACTCTGCCACACGGAACACCTGATAGTCCACCGGATACTTCTCTATCAACGACCCGCTTCCCTTAACGTTCTCAACCACCGCACGACGAAACGTCTCGTCGTTCTTCGCTACTGCCAACTGACCAAACTCCTGCATCTTCTTATCATAGATGGAGTACACTCGCGGCATAATCAATGCTCACGCTGATGGTAAAACTTATACTTCGCTTCCGCTACCTCCTTCCGAACTGCACGCCTCTCTGAACTCTGCTCCGTTATGGGCTGCACCCGAGCCGCTGCATCTCTCTTCTCCTTTAAAGCAAGCAGCTCTATTTCGGAGCACGACTCCTCGTACTTCTTCGAATAGTACCGAGGCACCCTATACTTCTTCCCATCCTGAACAGCAAAATCGTGCGGGAAGAGATCACTTGAGAAGCCTGCGTACCACGCTGCGCCGATCCCCGGCTTCAACGACATACAAACGAAAGGGGGACGAACTACTTCACCTTCCCTACTCACGTACTCCCGCTGGCTCACCTTTTCTAGAGTGTAGCCAGCCACATAAGCCGCACTCTGAGGAGTAACAGCACCAATATCACAACGGCCGTGACCCCAAAGTTCTTCCAAACGACCACTCTGAAACTTACCATTCTGAAACCTCACCTTATCCGGCAGAGCCAAATTGAAAAGGATCGCATGCCAATGAGGTCGCCCGTACTTTCGGCCGTACTCCCCTGAAACGAAAAACCGAAGGGCACCCCCCGCAACGCGAACATCCTCGGCCTTACGAGCCCGCCGCATAAACTTCTGGAAATGGGGATATTGTAACCCCCAATTTCCTGTATTTTCTGGAGATTCCTCACCCTTCGGGTCGTAGTCGAGGGTAACGAAAAAATTGGAATCATACAACATAGCCTCATGCGTAATCCGCACTGACCACTGCCGCGCTCGCTCCAGCTTGCAACCGATACACTTACCACAGGGGAGCTGCAGCCGCTCATGCGTCGCCAGCGGCCGCCGCTCCCCAAACACAAATTCCTTAGTCTCCCGGTGGCGATAACCGCTCACCGGCTCGTAGCACGCCATTACAGCCGAAAACCACCGCGTCCAGGACGCGCCATATTGAGACTGGCCGTCCTACCCGTCTGACGACGAAACATCTTAGCGCTCTTATACTTCGACACTGGCCTGCGCATAACACCTCCCTCTTTCCAACGTTCGGTCCGCTCGCCCCATACTAACCCAGGAGGACTACTCGCGCAAGCTCCTTCCTCCTCGGGACCACCTAGCACACTATAACCAAGACATAACGTGTGCTATTCGGTCGCCCTCCGGGCTCCCCAGGTAAGCTCCAGGCCCCTCAAAGGGCCAGCTTACCCTGACCCAGATCGGCAACATAGTCGCCATCACCATCTTGCAAGAAGACGACACCGAACTCCTTCTCGTACTCTTCCATGATAGGCCGCATCTGATATAGCGGCCCAACCTTCACACTCTTAACTTCTCCATCCTGGAGAATGATAACCTTAAAACGCCTGATCTTCACGGCGCCCTCCCGAGCTAACGGATATTTCCAAACTCCACGCGTTAAAGATAAACATCGCGCGCTAACATGTCAATATGCCAAAAGTTAGAGCTAGCTCTGGCGCCACATCAGGCAACAAAACGGGGGCCCCACGACGGGGCCCCCGAGCCGCTCTTACCGGTCGCAGACCAGCTGCTCCCTAGCGAGCAGCATCCACAACAGAAATCTTCTCGGCCTTCTCGGCCTCCAGCAACTTCAACCGAGCCTGACGGCCCTTCTCGAACTCCAGATAGTCCGCGTACGTATGACTACGCGCGTACTCAATCAGCCCTCCCGGGCTATTACCAAAGTGCTCCCGCACCTCAGGAGGAAACTTCATAAAATCCTCCTGCACCTTCTCTACCTTCTCTACAGCGGACTGCCAGTCCTCAATCCCTGTGAAATCACCGTACATCGCCTTATTCGCAGTCAACGGAACAGCCCCCGTTACCTCAAAACGCGCGAGTATACGATTAATATCCAACTCATCGCGCAAATGCTGCTGCGTTTGACTCACCCCCGCCCCCTCACTAGGGGTAGAACTATGCGCATCTGAATGCGCCTTTAAATCCACCGTACCGGGATTCACAACGTACCTCATTTTACCTCCAGGAAGCTAAGCCAGAGCACGCGAGCCCACACAGGTAGCTCGCCAATAAACTTCTGAATCTCTTCACGATTCATCCTTCCAGCTAAATCCGACTCTCTCAACTTCTTCTCCACCGCATTAAGCTCAGCGGTCGACACCGCCGAACTCGAAGAAGCCTTTAACTGCTGGATCTCCCCCAGCATACGATCCTGCACCAGCGGCAACCGCCGCTCCAACTCCTGACGACTCAAATCCGCAACCGCAGCCTGCGCCCTCGCTAAATCCGCTCCGCTCTCCATCTGACGAACACGCGAGGGAACCTCAGTCGTAATCTGACCTATACGAGCCTGCGACTCCATACTCTGCGACAAAGTCGCCTTAGTCTGCGCGCGAAGCAGCTCGATCTCAGCACGAGCGCGCTGCGCTGCAAGACCTGACGTAATCCCTCGGGAAGCCCCGCCGAGGTCTCCGACCTCGGATCCTCCACCGCGAGCTGAAAGAGCTGGATTCAATCCAGCTCGCTGCAGGTCCCGAACCTCGCGCTGGTGCGCTGAGTCGGCCCGCCTGGCCGACCATATGCTCTCAGCGAGCCCTATCCCGGCCCCTATAATCGCTCCAGGAGGCCCGGCGACCGAGAACCCTGCCAAACCTCCGGCCGCCGCGCTCTTCGCGCTGTGCG